TTAAAAAAGTGGCAACTGATGATATCGTCAAAAATGCTACTTGTGACTTTGATCCTACTTCTACACTTACTCTTACTGAAAGAGTACTTACTATGGAGGAGTTTCAAGTGAACCTACAATTATGTAAGAAAGATTTTATATCTGATTGGGAAGCTATCCAAATGGGATACTCTGCATATTCAAATCTACCTCCTTCTTTTGCTGACTTTTTGATTGCTCACGTAGCAGACAAAGTAGCACAAAGAATGGAAACAAATATTTGGAATGGTGTAAATGGAACAGCAGGACAATTTGATGGATTTAAGCAAACACTTGCTGCAGATTCAGACGTTGTAGATGTTACAGCAACTGATGTTACATCTTCTAATGTTATTGCACAAATAGGTGCTGTAGCTGATGCGATTCCTCAAACTGTTTATGGTAAAGAAGACTTATTTATATACGTAGCATCTAATGTCTATCGTGCATATGTAAGAGCTTTAGGAGGATTTTCAAGTAATATTGGTGCTGCTGGTACAGACAACAAAGGTACACAGTGGTTCAATGGTGGAAATCTAACTTTTGATGGTATTAATATTGTACTAGCAAAAGGACTACCAACAAACATTATGGTAGCTGCACAAAAATCAAACCTTTTCTTCGGTACTGGTCTTTTATCAGATCACAATGAAGTAAAAGTTATTGATATGGCTGACTTAGATGGATCTCAAAACGTAAGAGTTGTAATGAGATTTACTGCTGGTATCCAGCACGGAATTGGTAGCGAGATAGTACTTTATACCTAATAGATAATTAATAACAAGAAAGTGGGTAGTTTATTCTGCCCACTATTCTTACTAAAATAAATAAATATGGCTTGTGTTTTAACTAGATCTCGTGCTGAAGCTTGTAAAGACGTAGTTGCAGGTATCAAAGAAATATACTTTATAGACTTTGGTGGCTTAGGAACTGTTACTTTAGGAAGTAGTGACGAGATAACGAACTTGACTGGTGATTCATCTAATGACTTAGCTTCACATAAGTATGAAGTAAAAGGAAATAACTCATTTGAGACAAATATTAATGCTTCAAGAGAAAATGGTACTGTATTTTATGAGCAAACCCTTAACATCACACTTAAGAAACTTACAAAAGAAGATCACAAAGAACTTAAATTACTAGCTGCTGCAAGACCACATATTGTTGTTGTTGACAAAAATAACAATGCATTTATGATGGGTCTTAATGAAGGTGCTGACTTATCAGAAGGTACTGTATCTACTGGAAATGCTTTAGGTGATTTCAACGGATATAACTATACTTTTGTTGCACAGGAAACATCTCCACCAAATTTCTTGACTGTTGATGCTACTAATGCACAGTATCCATTTAGTGAATTCTCTGGGTTATCAACGATAACTACAGGAACACCTGTGGCAGTATAATTTATTTTGTATTGATAATTAAAAGGGGTATATTTATATACCCTTTTTTTATGCCTAAAAACAAACGGAGATGATACAGTTATTTAGGTATGCATATTTTAACAACATCAACAGATAATCAATTCTTAAAGTTTATATCTAGAGCAGATGCCACTTCACCTACTTTATCACTTACAGATAAAGAGAAAAGAACTACATCTAGTGTTACTGTTACTAAAGCAGACGATGGTGGTTATATGAAGCTAACTGGTAGCTTTGCACTAAAAGAAGGTAGACAATATTTGTTTAGAGTTAAAGATGGTACAACAGAAATATACAGAGGACTAATATTCTGTACAGATCAAACAGCACTTGATAAATACTTTATTAATAGTGGAGAATATGTAACTCAAGATAATTACGATAATGATTTTATAGTATTAGATTAATATGGCAAGAAATAGAAATAAAGCTAAGAATGTAAATATAGTGGCAAAAGATTCAGTTCACGTTATCAATCTTTCTTCATATACATCTCCACAAGTAGTAGAGAATCCTAGAAAAGAATATATAGAATATGGTGATGACAACCAATACTTTCAATACCTAATTGATAGATACAACGGTTCTGCTACAAACAATGCAGCAATAAATGGTATATCTGAAATGATATATGGTAGAGGACTGGATGCTTCCGATAGTAAAGAAAAACCTGAAGCTTATGAGCAAATGAGAACTTTGTTTAGTAAAGAGTGTATGAAGAAAGTATGCTATGACTATAAAATGATGGGTCAAGCAGCAGTCCAGGTAATTTATACAAAAGATAGAACAAAGGTATTTGAGGTAGAACATATACCTATTGAAACACTAAGAGCTGAGAAAGCTACAGATGGTAAAGTAATGGCATACTACTATCACCCCAAATGGAAGGATATAAGGAAAGAAGATGAGCCTAAACGTATCTCAGCATTCGGAATGTCTAAAGATGGCATAGAGATACTTTATATTCGCCCATACAAGGCAGGATTCTATTACTATTCACCAGTAGATTATCAAGGTGGTTTACAATATGCAGAACTAGAAGAAGAAATAGGTAATTATCATATAAATAATATACAAAATGGCTTACAACCAAGTATGTTAATTAACTTCAATAATGGTACACCTAACAAAGAACAAAGAGACGAAATAGAAAAAGCTATATATGAAAAGTTTAGTGGTTCATCAAATGCTGGTAAATTTATCTTAGCATTCAACGACAGCAAAGAATTAGCTGCAAGTATTGAACCAGTAACTATTCCTGATGCTTACCAGCAGTATGAGTTTCTAGCAAATGAATCTATGACTAAGGTTATGGTTTCACATAGAATAGTATCACCAATGCTTGTAGGTATTAAAGATAAAACTGGTCTAGGTAATAATGCCCAAGAATTAGAAACAGCATCTATACTTATGGACAATACGGTTATAAGACCAATGCAAGTAACTATAATAGATGAACTACAAAAAATATTAGAATATAATAATATTGATTTAGATCTATACTTTAAAACACTACAACCTTTAGAATTTACTGATCTGACCAATGCAATATCAGATGCAGAAGTAGAAAAAGAAACAGGTGTTAAAAAAGATGATATAGAAAGAGAAGAGGAAATAAACGAACAATCTGAAGAATAATGGCAACAGCACTATTTATAAAAAGAGAAGACCTGGTAAAAAACACTGCTATAAGTGGTTCTGTAGATACAGATAAATTTATACACTTTATAAAACTAGCACAAGAGATTCACGTTAGAAATTATTTAGGTACAGATTTATATAATAAAATTAGTGCAGATATTGTTGCTGGTAGTTTATCAGGAGATTATTTAACATTAGTAAACGATTTCATACAAGATATGCTTATACACTATGCTATGGCAGAATATTTGCCTTTTGCTGCTTATACTATATCTAATGGTGGTGTATTTAAACACGAAAGTGAAAACAGTCAAACAGTAGAAAAAAGTGAAATAGACACACTGATTGCTAAAGAAAGAGATTATGCAGAATATTATACAAATAGATTTATAGATTTTATGAGTTTTAATGCTGCATCAAAGTACCCTGAGTATTACACAAATCAAAATGAAGAAATATATCCTGACAAGGATTCTAATTTTGCTGGTTGGGTACTGTGAAGAAAAGAAAAAAAATTGGACAATATAAACCAAAACAGAAGAACGAAATAAGACTTTCAGGTTATCTTAAAAAGAATAACAATGAGCTACGGTAAAGTTTATGAAACAAGTTGGTGGGGTAATTTACCAGCACTTATATTTTTAGGTTTTAATAAAGCTTTAGCTTTTATATCAGAAACAGCTCAGTTTTTTATATCTACAATTAACATAACAATAGATACAATATTAGAAACAATAGATAGAACAAATTACGATTAATTATGGCAGCAATAAATATAAATGTAGGATCAGCAGCTAATGCAAACGATGGGGATACTCTCAGAGCTGCCTTTCAAGCTACAAGACAGATGTTTCACGAAATATATGGTATTTCTACTACCTATAGTGATTCATTAAATTTATCTACAGGTACACCAACTTTTGCAGAATCAGTGCAAGACATCGTTGGTGCTATGTTTACAAGCAACAGTGTAAGCAATATTACAAGTACCTATACAGATAATGGTACTGGTGCTGGTAAAATAGATTTATCTGTAGCAGCAGATATCACAGATATAAACACAGCAGCAAATTCTGGACTAGACGGTGGAGTTGATAGTGGAGATGCTACACTTACTTTAGATATGAATAATTTAGCAGCAGCAGCAGTAGATGTATCTGCTGATAGTATTGCTATTATAGATGCCAATGATTCAAATGGCACAAGAAAAGAATCAATAGCAGATTTAGCTACAGCTATGGCAGGTACAGGTCTTAGTGCATCAAATGGACAACTTACTGCTTCAGGTAGTAGTTATACAGTAGCTAATCAAGGTAACAACAGAGTCGTTACTTCTGTAGATAGCACAAATGGTAATGCAGAAGCTAACTTAACTTTTACTGGTTCAGCTTTAGGTGTAACAGGAACAGTAACATCTAGTGGTAATTTGATTGCTGCTGGAGATGGTAGTGCAAGTGGTGTTACTTTAAAAGATGGTGAAATAGAAATTAGACGAACAACAGGTGGTTCAGATCCAGCACAAATAAAGTTCTATTGTGAAACAAATAACCAACACGCACAAACACTAAAAGCACAGCCACACTCAGCAGCTAGTAGTGCTGTACTTACACTACCTACACTTACAGGTACACTAATAGGAACTGGTGATTCAGGTTCGGTAGCGACTGCTATGGTTGCAAACGATGCTGTAACTCACGATAAATTAGAAGGTAGGTACACTACAATTCCTGCAGATATTAGTACAACTACTGGTACAATAAATTTAGATTGTGCTAGTAATACAAACTTTAGATTGACTGGTAATTTAGGCACTTGTACTTTTAATTTACAGAATATGAAAACTGGTCAAGTAGTAGAAGTGCTATGCGATGGAACAGATCTTTCTAGTGCTAGTATTACATTAGATACAACATTTACAACTGATACAATAAATAAAGTTGGCACTACAAACTTTCAAGGCAGTAAAGACAATTTGTTTGTATTTAGCTGTTTAGATGATACAGATGGTGATGCCATTATACATTATACTGTAAACGAAGTAGCAGCAGATACAAGCCAACCATAATAAATAAAATATGAAAGCAAGAATAGTAAAAGGCAAAATAATAAAGTACCCTAAACTTCCAAGTAACTTTGGTAACGTAATAGGTGGATTTGAAAACTCTTCTACTGAGGTGTTAGAAGGTTATGGTTTTTATGATATTATAACACCAAGTTACGATAGTAAAACACAATACATATCAAACCTACATACCATAGATGATTACGAAGATGTAGATGGTGAAAAAAGAACAGTATTTATTTATGATGTAAAAACTAAAACATTTAGCGAAACACTTGCACAGCTTAAGGCAAAAAAGATAGCAGAGTTAAATGGTGCAGCTTACAATAAATTAAGTGCTACTGATTGGTATGTAACAAGAAAAGCAGAAAAAGGTACTGCAATACCTGATGATATAGAAACAGAAAGAGATAATATAAGAAGTACAGTAGATACAAAAGAAAGCGAGATTAAAGCACTTACTAAAAAAGTAGATGTGTTTAACTACGATACAACTTTATAATGCCAACTAACAGAAGAATATTCTCACAAGATGCAGCAGCAGCTACAGGTGATGCAAGTTCAGAACAAGGATTAGTATTACACCTT